TAAAAAATTAAACCGTATGAGGTTTTCTGACACAAGAGAACAAGCCCATCTCATTTTAGGTACGTCACAATTTAGGGAAATGAATGAAAATGATATACCACGCGTTACAAAAATGTTACAAGACCATTTAAAAAAGTTTAAACTTTCGCTCGACGTAGACGAATCGTACGTCAAACACTGGATTCTCCCTCGTAAAGATACCGTGTACACATACCTGAGCGATGAAAAGGAACAATTTACCACGTTTTATAGTCTAGATTATGTACATAAATCGAGTGGTGAAATCATAAAACAAGCATACACCTTCTATAACGTCGGGAACTGTTTAAAAGATGCTATAATAATGGCGCGTAACCGTGGTTTCGATGTATATAATTGTGTAAATGTTGGTGTAGATGACGATGAACTTCGCGACCATAAGTTCATGGAAGGTACGGGGCACAACCACTATTACCTTTGGAACTGGAAAATTAATGAAGAAATTAAACCGAAGGATATCGGGTTTGTAATGATATGACGCCCGGTACCGAGAATAAGGTCTCGGTTGTAAATAACGCCTAAGTGGGTTTGTTATCTATATAAAATTAATAAAATGAAACGAAACGGTAAAGGAGGTAAAAAAACGAACCAGTGGGGGAAAGTCTTTGAACAAGAAACATCTGATTTCGAAGACGGTGAAATTATTTCGATTTATGGTTATGATTACGTGTATATAGACCAGAATAAATCTATTTCCTATCTCCAACAGTATAAGGGGTTAAAGGAATATATAAAAAATTTGGAACCCGACGGAATGTTTCGTCGTTTATGTGACAATTATATTCATATCATTGAAAAAAAGCACCAGCTCGGTCCGGGTACAACTGACGAAAAGATCGGTCTAGGATCTCATAAAATTAGACAGTACTCGAAAAGGTATCCAAATGCGGATTTTAGATTTTCGTATATGTTAAATGATTGTTTCTGGAACTCTTTGAAATACGAAGACACGTATGAAATAATGAAAGAGGACGGAATAGGGTTTTTCTTTGTAAAAGGTGAAAACGCAGCTATGCGTAAAACAACACTTACAAACAATGGTAAAGAAAAGGATATTTATTTTCCTGCGAAATACAAGGCTGATTGGAGACCTATTTTTGAACATATCCATGCACAAGCACCTCTATTGTTTTAGACGAAGGGTCTTTACTATTTATTGCGCGTCTCGCTGGGATATCGTCTATCTTATACTCTTTAAAACTACTAGTTACGAGATCGACTTTTGCATTTGACATTACAAAATCAACTTTAGAACTTTTTAATAATTTAAATAAATCTTTATGATCATCCATTATAAATCCATCTTTTGTATACCCTACAAAACTTGTAACACTTTCAGGTGCATAAGGTGGGTCCGCGTATATAAAATCACCATCGTTTACGGTTTGTGAGAACGCGACCCTAAAATCACACCATTTGAAAACCACATTTTTTATAAGGTCTTGTATTTTTACTAACTCATCTAATGATACCACTAATGGCGTCGTTTTATAGTGTCCATACGGTACGTTAAACCCATTAGGACCTTCTCTATATACACCCCTAAAACACGTCTTGTTTAGAAAAATTAACGTCGCGGCATGTATAGGTGTCGTAGGTATCAATTCATTATACTTTTTACGTGTCCAATAATAATAACTTTCCTTCGATGTAAGACCATCCTCTTCGGTTTCAGGTTTACGATTTACTTCCGTACCGGTTCGCGTATCGTACGTGGTAAAGAGTTCAAGTAAATGGTCGTGTACTTCACTGGGGTTCGTTTGAATTTGTCTATACATGTTAATGAGTTTTTGGTTTTTATCGTATGCGTACACTTTACCTTTTACGGTAATGTCTTGACTTTCGAGTATTCCGAAGAGAACACTTCCACCGCCCACGAATAGTTCGTGGTAATTTTCTATTTCATGTGGAAAAGATTCCAAAACTTTATCGAGAATTTGTGTCTTACCACCGACCCATTTAATAATAGGTTTCATTTATATTAAATAGAATCTTCTTTTTAAACCTTAGTAAATTATAACCATTTAAAAAATAAAATAATTATAAATTAAATGGAGGAGATACGTAAGTACCATAACGAGTCTAAACGTCTCCTCATCCAATCGGCTACCCGCGAAGGCGACAGTATTTTGGATGTAGGATGTGGATTCGGTGGTGATCTCCAAAAGTGGCGACATGCCGGTGCAAATATAAGCATGTGTGAACCAAACCCAGATTCACTTAAGGAGGCTAAGTCGCGTGCTAAAAACATGAAAATACGCGTCAACTTTTATGAAGGTGATATATTTGCGTGTCCACAAAGAAAATACGACGTTGTGTGTTATAACTTCGCGTTACACTATATATTCGAATCACCCAAGTTATTCGAGACATCTTTGTTAGCAATTAAAAATAGAATAAAACCTGGTGGTCAATTCATAGGAATCATACCGAATTCAGATAAGATTATCATGAACACACCTGTAAAAGACGAGTTAGGGAACTACTTTTTAATGAAACATACAAGTTCAGGAAACTTTGGGGAAAAGTTATACGTCCATTTAGCCGATACACCGTATTATGCAGACGGTCCAAAAGTCGAACCCATTGCACACAAGGATATATTTTTTACACGAATGGAGGATTTGGGGTTTACTTTAACATTATGGGAAGATCTTAAAGGGAACCCGGTTTCGGATTTGTATAGTAAATTTAGGTTTGTGTATAGAAAAAAGTAAAATAAAATAATCGATTATAACAGTATGATGCGAATATATATCGCCATCTTCGTGATTCTTATGTTAACAACTTTACTGTTAACTATACTATATAAAAGTATACCCGTAAAATCTGATGAGGTTCAGGCAGAAGAGGTTCAGGAAGAAGAAATAGATGAAGATGAAGATATTGTAGAAGAGAAAATTCCTGATTCGGATTCGGATTCAGAAGATGAAGACGAAATTTTAAATGGTACAACACAAGGATCATCTATAAAACCACCAAGAGAAAAATCTCCCCCAAAAATTAGTCAACCTCAACCCATCGCACCCATTCGATTACCCGTGCGCCCTACTCCTCCACCTCCACCTCCACCAGCATCTCTAGAACCTCTACCACCTACTCCTCCACCTCCACCAGCATCGAATTATAGATATGTACCAACCTATACAGTTTCGTTCAGTGTGAAACAAAAAACTATGACGGTGAATATCACAAACATTACGAACGCACACAATTCGTTCATAATCACATTTGAAGGAAGTGACGGCGTTGTTTTAAAAACACACACTTTGAAAGCTGGAGAAACCAGTTTAAATTTTGCTGTTACCGAAGCTTCATATGGTTCGTACGACTATGTTGTTAAACTTAATGGAAAGAAAACCGATACTTTCTCGGCAACATACACAGCACCTCCACCTCCTCCACCTCCACCTCCACCTCCATCCGACCAATACCAATGGGTTACACATAATAAAAAATACCATCCGTTTAGTGCTTTGAACGGTAAATTTGTAAATTCTGATGACATTCCAGGTAATTCAACTTCGGAATCTCGTCTTACTGATATAAGTATCGATGAATGCAAAGAAGAATGTGATTATTTAGATTATTGTAATTCTATCCAATACACGCATGGATGGCAGGAGTCAATCAGACCCAAAGGATCTACGTGTTATATCACGAGCGCGACTGTAGCAGGTACTGGAAAGCCGGAAGATACACCATACTTTGCACAAAATGAGAGTGGGACAAAAATATTTCAGAAAAGCATTACTAAATCGTATATACCTCCACCACCAGCATCTCTAGAACCTCTACCCCCTACCCCTCCAGCTCCACCACCTCCACCACCTTCGAGAGCTCCACCACCTTCGAGAGCTCCACCACCTTCGAGAGCTCCACCACCTTCGAGAGCTCCACCACCTTCGAGAGCTCCACCACCTTCGAGAGCTCCACCACCTTCAAGAGCTCCACCACCTTCGAGAGCTCCACCACCTTCAGGAACTCAAGTAACTACTAGTACATTTGCCCATGGAATGTATGTTAGTGAAAAGCAGGCGAATGATGCCGCCGCTAACTATTTGAAAAGTGGAAGTGATAAACGAGCGGAAATTGAAGCCGATATTGCAAAAAAGCTCACTTCGTCTGGCGCGGGATCTTTCACGGCTTCAGATATATCAGTTGTCAAAATAGAAGTTAATCGAACAGGAAGACGTGTATGGTCACTTAATGTTACAGTCAAAATTACGAACAGAAAGGAAGCTTCTCCACCTCCACCTCCACCACCTTCCAGAGCTCCACCACCTCCACCTCCAGCTCCAACTCCATCCCCTCAGTTAGAAAGCGGTAAAATAATAAAAGTAGTTGAAAAAGAAATCGTTATTTACAATTCTAACGCTGAGACTAAATCACGAAGTTATGCCAAATCTTTTAGTAGTAATGAAAGTCATAAACGATTTTTTATAAATAAATATATCAGAAAACAAAAGGAATCTGATAAAAATTTTATAAATGCAGAATATGTCCAGCCTTTTCGTTTTCGCTTCGAACCACATCAAGTGCCCAATAACGGAACATGGTGGCATGTATATGCAAAAGTAAATGTATCAGAAATAGGTGATTCCCCGGAAGAAATACAGAGAAAGAAGGACGAGGAAGAAGCGGCAGCGGCAGCGGCAGCGGCAGAAATACAGAGAAAGAAGGACCAGAAAGCAGCAGAAGAAGCAGAAGCAAAGGCAGAACGAGAGAGAGAGAGAGAGAAAGAAAGAGAAAAAGATCGACTCGAGAAAGAAAATAAATTTTATGAGGAATACCCAACAATGAAAAAATCAATATTAAAAGAAATTTTATGGAATAGTTTTTACCATTTTCCTTCGGCTAGACCTAAGGCTCAAAAATTATTAAACGAACAAGTGGCAGAGGCACAAGCAGCACAGAAAAAATTAGAAGAGGAACAAAAAGCAGCTGCAGAAGCACTAGCAGCGGTAGCGGCAGAAGCTAAGAAAAAATTAGAAGAGGAACAAAAAGCAGCGGCGGAAGCGGCGGCAGAAGCTAAGAAAAAATTAGAAGAGGAACAAAAAGCAGCGGCGGAAGCGGCGGCAGCAGAAGCTAAGAAAAAATTAGAAGAAGCGAAGAATGAACAAGAAAGACTAAAAGCTATAAAGGATGCAGAAGAAGCTAAGAAAAAATTAGAAGAGGAACAGAAAGCAGCGGCAGCGGCGGTAGCGGCAGCGGCAGCGGCAGCGGTAGAAGCAGCGGCAGCGGCAGCGGCGGCAGCGGCAGCGGCGGCGGCAGAAGCTAAGAAAAAATTAGAAGAGGAACAAAAAGCGGCTGCAATAGCAGCGGCTAAGAAAAAGATTGAAGATGCAAAACTCAACTATGGTTCTGAAACATGGAACGTGGTTATATTGGGTAAACATTTGAACACGAAAAATTTTCTCAGTTACGAACAATTACAAACTATTAAAATATCCCCAACTACAACATTTTATAACATTATGAAAAATAATATCGTATGGTTTAATTTAGAATCGGTAAAGTATTTTACATGGAGTATATCAAATGACGACTCATATATGGATATTAAGTTTATGAGAAATAAAATGTCTGTTAACGAACCGTTAGACATCTACGGACGACCCGAGGAACGTTGGTCACCAAACTTTAAAGAGGAGGATATTCTACCTAGTGCAAAAACTACGAGAATAGTAGATGTTTGTTGGGACAGTACGAGAGAAGAAATGAAATGTGAAAACAAAACCGTTTATATCAAAATGAATTATAATAAATCTGAACTTAACCAGACATTTGGTAAAGAGTTAATGACCCCCGTTATAGGAATCCCTATATATACCTTTACTACATTTCCAGATTCAAAATGGTTCAAAATACAGTATAATCAAACTAATAAAACGTATTCTTTAAAGAAAATATTACAAACACCGAGTGTATTTCGTGAGTCGACCAAAGGCACCTATTTTTCACCAGGTGCAGATCCCTATGATATATATAAACGTCAATTCCATGACGATGGTATATTTCGATTTTCGCGAGGATACCGAATGGACATCACCACAAGTGAATTTATTATAAAAACCGTGAGTGATAAATACGTAATGTATACAAAAGACGATAGATTAATTTCTGGTATGCGTGCAGGAAGTGGTAGTAAGGAATGGAGTTTGCTTAAAAATCCAATATTTATACCAAAAGATAAAGTTAATAAAACTGATTATGAAAATGCTAAATTTGGTTTACTTGGTGGAATGCCATTTTTACACAGTTTTTCAAATAATGGTGAGATTGTACCAAACAAGAAATATTATTCACCAAATAAAAAGTATTATGCTATTTTTATACCTAAAGATGGATTATATACTAAAGATGCTGAATCCGATAGATATAAAGTGCGTATACGTACACCGAATTCCACTTCTACTAAATTATATTCACAATCTCTCATCTCTGGAGGTAATCAACTACATTCTTTGATATTCTACAAAGATAATGAATTGAAACCAAATAAAACGTTTATGCTTAATACTAAAGAAAAAAGGAGAAATTTCGCACTCGTGGTAACAGATTTAGGTGAACTTTTATGTTTTGACTTATATGAAGGTAAAATAATAAACAATTTTGGGAGAACATATGAAGGTACATCTAGCTCTCAATTAGTTCAGTGTCGTAAAAACGATCCCGACAAAAATTCTACGATGGGCAACCGTACAAAATACTTGTCGAATAAGGGAATTGTAACAAGTTTACAGAAAGTAGAAAATAAAGATATATATGATAGCTGGAAAAACAATTATAGTAGTTCGACATATCCATATTTTGATCATAGGGGGGCCGTAAATAATTTTGATAAAATATCTTCTCAGGAAATGCAAAATATTTGGATTGATGATTGTAAAGATATGCGTGTAAACGAACCATTAATAAAACCCTATCTAGAGTACGCTGCGTATGGTTATAAGGGAGTATATGATGATGATTAAAATATTACTCTATATAAAATGGAAGTATTGGGTATTTTTATTATACTGTTAATAATTTTATTGTTATATAAAATTATTAATGTGGAAAAATATGAATCTATTAAAGAGCCGTTTTTTACGCTTTGGGTATCTGCAGAAAAGAAGTATGAATATAATACTATATATGTAGAAATATCGGATTATGAAAAGGGTTTAATACACGAAATAGAATACAAGTCTCCGGAACTTTATATTAGTAATATGGCAAAAAATGAATATATATTACCAGTCGATTATTCGGATGATTTTAAAGATTATTTAGGTAAAAAGGTAGTTATAAAATTTTATAGAAATAGTAAAAATCAAAGTGATTTGTTTCATATTACACGTGCTATACTTCCATACTCTAAGGAGGATGAATCGTCTTTTGATCCATCTAAATTAGAAAATGACGATATGAAATTTAGTTCTCCAGCTCCACCTCCACCTCCACCTCCACCTCCACCTCCACCTCCACCTCCACCTCCACCTCCACCTCCAGCTCCACCTCCACCTCCAGCTCCACCTTCAGCTGAAGAAGTGGCAGAGGCAGAAGCTAAGGAGTTGGAACGCGCGGAACGATCGGCTGCGCGAAGAGCTCAATACTTTGCGGATTTGGAAGAAGAAGCTAAGAAAAAATTAGAAGAAGAACAGAAAGCAGCGGCAGAAGCAGCGGCAGAAGCAGCGGCAGCTTTTCGCGAGAAACATCGAGATCTAACAAAGGCGGGTACGAAAGAAACAGTTTGTGAATCAAAAGGACGAGGAGAATTCGAAAAAGTTTTAAAAGAAAAATCAAGGTACTATCAAGATTATATGAATCGAGGCGTTCCATACAATTCAACTAAATTCGGTGAGAAAATGGGGGAAGTAATGAGCCACGAGATTCAATGGATTGAAAACGCATGTTCACAAAAATCTGTGGACGACTGTCTTACACTGAAAAATACAAATTATATGAATCCACATACAGAATATAGTAGATTTTTTGGAGAGAAAATGTATGAAAGGCGGAGCCCGCCCGGCGGTAAACATGATTTTGGGGTATGTAACTTGATTGAATATGAATATGGTGCGGACGGTGAACGTTTCAAAGTTTAATAAAAAGATGTTATGATATCAGGCTAATAGTAAGGTTGACGGTGTTACTAAGTGAAAAACTTTCAAATTTGTATATAAGAAATGATTACCTTTTATCAGTTTTAATATATTCTTCCGCTTTTTTAGGTTGGTGGCATATTACGTCACCACAGTGGTCGCGGTTCTGATAAACAGAGTTTATGGACGTGAGTAGTTCACTACACGATTTTACCGCCCACCGTCCCAGAATGGGTCGTGGTTCAGGTTTCGTTAAAAAATCGATAAATTTACGTATCATTTCTACTATTTTTTCACGTTCATTTTTTATGTATGTTTATGATAAGATGATACTCGCCATACTTCTACTTATCATAAACGTGTTATTATACATTAACACGAGGGAACCACAGGAATTAACAGATGTTCGTGAAAAATATAGGACACTCAGGGAACATCTTAAGGAAACAAATAATCAGGAATTCAAGATGTTATACAAGGAAATTCCAGTTACAGCACACAGGCGTATGTCTGGGTCTATCGGATACAATGTGAGTAAAGGTAGTGATATAGGTTTATGTATCGATGGCGAACCCAATGAAATATTCCATGTTTTAATACACGAACTCGCGCACTGTACCGTTGACGAGTATTCGCATAGTAAAGACTTCTGGAAAAATTTTGATGAACTTAGAACGATGTGCGTTTCTTTAGGGATATACCGGGAAATACCACAAAGAACTGAATTTTGTGGTAAACACATCCAGGATAAATAATGTTTGGTATTAATAAAATGCAATCGTTTGGTGATTTAATGAAAGCGTATTTGTTACTAAACACTTTACTCGCGTCTTCGAGTGCCCCACTACTTTTAAACGATAAATGGTTAAACATGTTTATAATCATGGTCATTACACCGTTAGTCATCACTATATTACCACGTGGTGGTAATTTAATTGGGCGTTTAGCTATAGATGCACCATTTTTAATATTGTCAACCTTATTAGGTATGGGTATGGTTGCGGGTGTATCCCAAATAAACAAAAGATTTGAAAAAGATTTCAGAGATTATGGTAAAACTACGAAGAGTACTGGTACTGTTCTAGGACTTCGCGCAGTTGGTTTACTGTTCGGATTTCTCATTTCCTATTTTGTTTTAGGAAAGAGAATGTATAAACATTATAATGCTATTTAAGCATACTTTTTAGCAAGGTAAAAGGCGACCGCCGCGACCATACCGGTCGACGCTAAGCCGATTGCACTTCTATTTCCCTGGTCGTTCAAAAACGATGGGACAAAGTTCGCAAGTTTTTCTTGAACTGGCTTACTAATTGCCACCGCAGCACACGCAGCTACAATAAGTGCTTGGAATTGGTCATCAGTAAGGTTGAATGGATTTTTAGATTCCGATTTTTTTTCGGTCGTTTGTTGTGCTACTGGTTGTTGTTGTGCCATCATCATTGGAGCTTGCATATGCATTTGCGTCATTCTTGGATCGGCACCCATCATTGGTGGTTCGAGTGGTTCCTCGGCTTGACCCATAATATCTGAAATTGAAGTAGAGTCCATTGTCTGTTTATTTTCACTCACATTTTTTTCAGGGCTGATATTCGGCACAAAAGATGTCCCTTGATTATTATTTAAGGATACCATACCGTCGCCATTATCTGAAAGATTCATCGTTCTAACGTCTGTCGCCATTTATATGTACTTATTTTTTTGATTTTAAATGATTACGCATCATTGTCCTGAAGAGTGTAGTTTGGGTATAAACATCCAAATGTTTTTATAATCCTGGGTAAATCATTTAATTTGTCATAATCACACATATCATTATCTATAAAAATAGTTTTTGTATAATGGCATACATCTACTAATATACGATATCCATCATCACTATTACCCTGTGGTTCGCCTATAGAACGATGTATATCCATATTAAGTTCGTTATAAGCTGGATATACCATTTCAATATTTTTTGTACAAACTTGTGTGTACATTCGTTTAGCAATTGATCTTATCATTTTCTTTTCGTAACTTTAAATGGTGTATTCCTTTTAACCAATTTAGGATCGCCGACTTTCATGTTCCCATGTTTCGGGTTAAACATCTTTTTATGTGTTTGCCAGTACTCTGGTGCACCAACTCTAAAATTTTTACGAAGTGATGCTTTATACCAAAAGACGCAATCTTCTATTTTATTACTTTTAGAAGTATTATCCAATACCAAACATTCGTAATTTTCTGTGCATGAATCCATAACTTTATTAAACATCTCAAAGGATGGAAAAATACCAAAAAAGTTTTTAAACAGTTTTTCTCGATTTTGAATAATATTTTCACGTAAAATAAATACGTAATCGATATTTGCCCTGAGTGCGGGTGGTAGATCCATACAATATTGCATGGTTAACATGAAAAATATCTTCCAATGACGTCCAT